ATACATGTGAGCCCGCAACAGATCCCATAGTTAAAAATGGTTCTATTGACGAACTCTATAATAAGGCTTCGAGAGAGAAAAAGGCTATCATTGATTTTGTCCTCTTAGAGCAAGGACAGCGTATACCTGGCTGGGTAGATAGCGACGCTAAAGCATATTTAGACTCACTAGAGATGAAGATAAGGAGATGGGCAGAGCAGGAGGAAGATGGAAAAAAACAAACGAAAGCCAGAGCTTAAGCTTATATGGTCTAACGGACAATATCTCTAAGCTCCATACATGTTAAAAGCTCTGAGATTGATTCACTTGCATAACTCAATCCCTGTGGGGGATTGGCTTGTATGAAGCCCATCCGGGGATTGTGACTTGCTTTGATTTAACAGCAGGTTTTCACTTTGCATGGAGGATGCATGGAAAACTTCAAAGTACGTCTTAAAAATCACATTGAACATGTTAAAAAAGTTAGAGAACACTGCACAACGGAAGAGACAACCAAGCAGGCTTTGATACTTCCTTTCTTGGACATCCTAGGCTTTAACGCATATGATCCGCAAAAAGTCAAAGCTGAATATGGTGCGGACTTCCCTGGTGTGAAAGTGGGTGAGCGTGTAGATTATGCTCTATTCTGCCAAGGTGTTCCCGTTATGTTTATTGAGGCCAAAGGTTGTAAAGAAAAAATGGACAACCATTGCCCTCAATTATCTAGGTATTTTAATTCTACTCCTGAGGTGACAATATCAGCAATTACTAATGGCATTGAATGGCGTTTTTTTACGGATCTCAATGAGAAAAACATAATGGATTCAACGCCATTTTTACGAATCATGATGGATGACATTAAAGATTCTGATGCTGAGCAATTATTTAGATTCCGGCATGACAAATTCAAACCAGAGGCCTTAAGAACACTTGCAGAAGAGAGTGTATATATTTCTGCATTTGTTAAAGTTGTGAGTACAAGCCTTCGGGAAGTAGATCATGAATTTGTTAGATATGTTGCAGGACGAGCAAACATTGGTCGTCAATTAAATCAAAGATTTATAGAAACAATAACTCCATTGGTGAGGCAGGCCGTAGAGAGGTCAGTAAGTGAAATGGTTGTTTCTGGTCTTTCATCAAGAACATCTATTCCTGAATTAGAATCCCCTGCTGATGTAACTGAAAATAATGTAATTGATGAGCGCGCAGATATTGTCGATGCAGAGAATCCCAACATAGTAACAACCTATAATGAAAGAATTTTATTTGAAAAAATCTGTTCTATTATAGGTCCTGCATACGAACTTCAAGCCAAAGACACAGAGTCATATTACTCTATTCTTTTCCAAGGAAAAACAAACCGCTGGCTGGTTCGCTATTATGACAAGAAGAACCGCTCAAACATACAGTTACCAATTGATATCAATGAAATAACAGGTAATGAAATTAAAAGAGCCGGACTTGAACATGATAACAATCGTATTTTCATTGAACATCCCGAGGATGTATTAAGGATTTCAGGTTTAATCCTTGATTCTTTACAATATGTACAGAATGATGAGAATTTCAGAAAGCGTCGTCCATAATCATAAAAACACTAGCTTTATTTCACACAAATCCCGCTTATGCGGGATTTTTTTTGACCGCCGACAAACATTAGGCTAAGCCTATTGACATATCATTAGGCAAAACCTAATATCAAGTGAGTATGATGGACTATGTCATCTTGGCGGCGCCATGTGCAAGCTAAGTGTTTCAGGCACGACGTGCGCCCCACCAGCGCGGCGAAAAGGTGTGACACCTCGGAAGAGACGAGGCCACAACCAAAAGAGCGCTGGCATGCAAAAAACATCTCGCAGCCGTTGCGGTACCAAAAGCCAGGATGGAACGGCAGAACGCGGTAGTGCTCTTTTTGTTGTGTGGAGAACTAACGTACCGCCATTGCAGTGGCGGTCCCCCATCAGCAAGAAATTTTAACCAGCTATTCGCCCATTCTCATGGGGTGGGTTGCTGCACCCTAAATTTACGCGTTGCAGCGCGTCAGATGGAGAACAAAAGATGGCTAAGACAGCAAAACAACTGATTAAACAGGCGTACGAAATAGCCAAAACTATGCCACCAGAACAGGCAGCAATCATCAGGGAACTGGCTACCGTCCTCGATGTTTCGAATGTAGCTCTGCGCCAGACGCGCACCGAACGTGACGCCCTTCTCGCAGAGGTCAAATCCTGGGCGAAAGAGTGTGATCGTCTGACCGAGCGACACACCAAGAAGCGCACAAATCTGCATGTCCTCGAAGCAATGCGCGACTTGAAAGCAATTTGCCCCACCAGATTCCGTAACGTGGAGGCTCTCTGATGGCTAAAGACTCAAAGCTTGTATACGGCGCCAGTGGCAAAACGAACGTTTTAACGTTCGAACCTGAAAGCCTGCACCTGGTTACCGACAAAACACACCCGCTTTACGATGAACGGGTCCACCTTCCTATCGACGAAGGAATGGTTCTGAACATCAAAGAGCTGGGTGTACTGGAACCTATCATCGTCTGGAAAGACCCTGAAACGGGGCTCACCTGCGTAGTTGTAGGCCGTCAGCGTGTTAAGCATACCCTGGAGGCAAATAAGCTTCTTTTGAACGAGGGCAAAGCCCCACTGCTTGTTCCTGGGGTCGTTAAGCGCGGATCAGCAAATCAGATGGCTAAATACATGGTCAGCGAAAACGAAATTCGCCGACCTGATACACCGCTTGGCCGGGCTAAAAAAATGTCAGACGCACTCGACCGCGGGCTCGATGAGGACGACATTGCAGTGTTGTTTGGCTGCAGCGTTCAGACCGTTCGAGCAACGCTCTCCCTCCTCGAGGCCACCCAGGCCGTCCGGGAAGCTGTAGAGGCTGGCACAATTACCGTTACCCAAGCGCGTCAGTTGGCATCGCTTAAACCCGAAGAGCAACGGGAGAAGGTCAAGCAGATCGAGACAGCGACCGCCGGCATCACTGGCCATGAAAAAGCCCGGCGGCAGCGCCAGGTTCTTGGTGAAGCAAAGCCGCGTATCAAATCACGCAAGGAAATTACAAAAGCCCTCGAAGATGCCAGCGGCGAATATGCCGAGGCTCTGCGCTGGGTGCTTGGGGAGGCGGTATGAATATTGATCCTGAGAATTACAGCAAATACACCCTGAGTCGGTTCGCCGCCCTGTTCGATGTGATCTACTGGGTGCTGATTGCCGTAGTAACCGTTGGTATCTGCATGTTTATTGAATGGTGGACAGCATGAGCAACGTAACCAAACCAACCAGCAAGGGGAAATTTGATGGGGCAGTTGATTACCTCTGCTCCGATGAGGCTCGTTTTCTGGTTATGCGGGGCGACTATAGCGAAGCAGATATTATCCAGGCGTCTGTATCCCAAGATGTGATTGATGCTGAAGGCGCAGAGGATTTTGCTTCCAGCGCTCGCTATTACCAGTGCTGGTACAAAGTCAGTCCAATTGGTGGGCAGGAAGGTTATTCAGGCTGGCATCATCCTCGTGATACGCCTTGTCGCGGTGCGTATTTCGCATCTGTTCTGCAGTGGGATTAAGGAGAGTGCAGCATGACTGATATCACCGAACTGGCGCTGAGGTTAAAACTTGAAGCACATCGCGCGGTAAGCAATTTCAACCCTCAGATGAATATTAAAACCAGAGACCTAAAGGAGCTGGTAGAGGCGCTGGAGAAGGCGCAGCAGCGGATTGATGAACTGGAGAACGATGAAGTTCGTCAACGGCTGGCTAACGCTGAGCACCAACTCTACATGGCTGAACTGGCTAAAAATAATCTGAGAGCCAGTCGTAAGGCGCAGTTCCGCAAGCGCAAGGCGGCTGAGCAACGAATCGCCGAGCTGGAGTCCCGCACCGTCACCGTGAAGCTGCCACAACGACTTCAGCCAGGCGCTGATGGTTGGGATGACTGGTATGTGCACAGCGACGATGAAGGGGAATATCTCAAGTTTGATGATGTGCTGGCAATGCTAACCGCCGCTGGCATCAAGGTGGAGGCTGAGTGATGGCACTGACCAAAAAACAGCGCGCAGAGCTGCGTATGAAGTTTGGCGGGCGCTGTGCTTACTGCGGCTGTGAACTGCCGGAGAAAGGCTGGCACGCTGACCACGTACAGCCTGTGGCGAGAATCTCTAAGCAGGATATGAAGGCCGCAGAAAAAGGAATTTTCAAACTGAAAGCGACAGGAGAGGTACGGAATATCTACGCCGACACCTTGGAAAATCAGTATCCGGCATGCGCTCCCTGCAATCTGTTGAAAACCTCTTACTCACTGGAAATGTTCAGAAAACAAATTTCTCTACAGGTTGAGCGGGGTAGAAAGAGCAGTGTCAATTTCCGCACCGCAGAGCGCTTCGGCCTTGTTGAAGTCGTCGAAAAGCCGGTGGTTTTCTGGTTCGAAGAGTATCAGGCAGAAGGAGCCAACAAATGACCAGCAAATTAACCATAACAGACGGGCGCGTTATTTCCGTAATCGAGCGCCTGGAGCATTACGCCAGCAATCTCAAGTGGACAGATGTTCGTAGGGCTCAAGACCTCCTGACTGCTGCTGATGGCCTGCGTGAGCTACAGGAACGCCGCAAGGCCGACAGCGAGCCGGTGGCAGAAGTGTATCAGGCACCAAATGTAGGGATATGCGCTGCTCTTGGTCCATCCATCAGGATGCTATGCCCACTGGAGCCAGGAACGAAGCTCTATCGCCACGCGCAGCCTGCGCCGGAAAAATACAACATCGGTGATGCCACCAAGCGCCACATCTTCACACCAACCGGCATGACTAATGTCTCTGACATGCAGGCGGTATTTGACCGAGTTGAAGCTGTTTTGGTGGGAATGGATCAGCCAGCGCCGGTAGTGCCTGATGGTTACGTGATGGTACCGATGAGGTTAACTGCTGAGAACGGCGCGAAAGGCGCGCTATCAGGTGAGTTTTCAGAAACCAAGTTCGTAAACTGTCCAGAATGTTTTGGTGATGATGAATGCGAAACCTGCGACGGCAGTGGGAGAATTGAAATCACAGTACCTGTCACCTGGACAACTATCAAAGAAATCTGGGCTAAAGGCGTTGAGCATTTCGCAGCCGCCCCGCAGTCACCCGGCAGTGAACCCGCTACCGTGCCGGGTAAATGGATTCCGGTAAGCGAGCGGATGCCGGAGTTAGATACTAGAGTGCTTCTTTATTTTTCTGATTACAGTGGACATATCGAGGATGGGTGTATTGGCGATGAAGGTGATGGGCCATACCACTATTTTTTTGACGGCGACGCCCTAAGTCATGAGCCAACTCACTGGATGCCGCTGCCGGCCGTGCCGCAGGAGGTGAAGGGTGAGTAAGGTCGAATTGCTTGAGAAGATATCGGCGCTCGCTACTGAATGCCACACGCTGGCCTGTGAGCTTGATATTGGTGATGAGCGAACCGAAATGTTCGAAATCTACAGCGTGCTACACAACCTCGGTCGCCGCGGGTACGCCTGCCAGGTAGGGCGGCGAATGAATCCATTGCTCGCATCCTGCGATGACGACGATGATGAGGATGATGACTGATGCCAAGTAAATTAAAGCGCCGGCGATGGAGGCGTATGCGGGATGATTTAGCCTGGTATAAGGATGAAGCAAAGGACCTTCATTGCCGTCTTATGGAATTAGCCGATGAAGTTGCAAACCTTCGCAAACAGATTCTCCCAGAATCTAAAACGGTGATTGCCAAACTGAAGATGTACGAAACAGATAAGGATGATCGAGACCACCAGCTATGCAGAAGATGTAATGACGGGATTCGTGGCGGTTGCTCGTCATGTGCTTATAACGTTCGATAACCGGGTGCAGCCGGTATGTGGAGAAGAAATGTCACGTATGGTCTCTTTACTCGAATGGGCGAAAGATGAATTCGGCAGTGAAGCCCCTAGCGAGCGAGTATTAAAAAAATACGCTAAAGGTCAGATGATAGCGCCACCACCGATGAGAGTCGGACGGCGCTGGATGGTTGACAAAGAAGCTCGTTTTATAGGTGTAGTTGCTGAACCGCAACTTCCAATAAATGTTAACCCAAAACTGAGACGGATAATTAGCGATGGCAGCTAGACCGCGTACCCATAAAATCACTATTCCAAACCTATATTGCAAACTTGATAAACGTACCGGAAAGGTTTACTGGCAATACAAACACCCGATATCCGGTCGTTTTCACAGCCTCGGCACGGACGAAGCTGAAGCAAAGCAGGTGGCAAGTGAAGCAAATACTATTATTGCAGAGCAGCGAACCAGGCAGATCCTTGGTATTAACGAGCGCCTAGCTCGCATGAAAGGAAACCGCACGGATATTACAGTTTCTTCATGGCTCGACAAATATGAATTGGTGCAGGAGGAAAGATTGAAACACAACGAGCTGCGCCCAAACTCTTTTCGACAGAAAGCTAAACCAATCCGTCTTTTTCGGGAACATTGTGGAATGCAATATCTAAAAGATATTACAGCACTTGATATTTCCGAAATAACAGATGCTGTTAAGGCAGAGGGTCATAACAGGATGGCTCAAGTTGTACGCATGGTACTAATAGATGTTTTTAAGGAGGCTCAACATGCTGGTCACGTTCCGCCAGGATACAACCCTGCCCAAGCAACGAAACAGCCACGAAACAAGATAAGCAGACAAAGGCTATCTCTGGAGGAATGGAAGGCTATTTATACATCCGCCGAACAACAACAACCTTATTTACAATGTGGAATGTTGCTTGCCATTGTAACAGGGCAACGCCTAGGAGATATTTGCAATATGAAGTTTTCGGATGTATGGGATGATATGCTGCATATTGAGCAGGAGAAAACAGGAACTCGATTAGCCATTCCCCTTTCTCTCAGTAATGAAGCGTTAAATATTACTCTGAGTGATGTTATTTCAAAATGTAGAGATGCTGTGGTGAGTAAATACCTTGTTCATTTTCGCCATAGCACCTCACAGGCTAGTCGTGGTGACCAAGTGTCAGCCAAGACACTTACTTCAACGTTCAAGAAAGCACGGGATAAAAGCGGTCTAACCTGGGAAGAGGGAACAGCTCCGACTTTCCATGAACAGAGATCACTTTCCGAGCGCTTGTATCGTGAGCAAGGGATAGACACCCAGAAACTATTGGGCCACAAAACAATGAAAATGACTGACAGATACAATGATGACCGCGGTAAAGAGTGGATCATTGTTGGTAAAAAAGCAGTATGATCTTCAATCAGTTTTGGGGAAGAATTTTGGGGAAGTTTTGGGGAAGCCTCCGCACACTCCAAAAAAAACGGGAGCCCATCGGCTCCCGCTTTTACTTAATCCACCAACGGGATTACATGTTCGCGATAATCGCGTCGCCAAACTCTGAACATTTCAGTAGCTTAGCGCCTTCCATCAGACGTTCGAAGTCATAGGTCACGGTCTTGGCGGCGATAGCGCCTTCCATGCCTTTGACAATCAGGTCTGCGGCTTCGAACCACTGCATGTGGCGCAGCAGTAGTTAACCAATAACATCATTACTTGTTGATTTAAATAGAAAAACAGGTATTTTTGATACGTTATTAATGTGTTTAACCTAAGCCCTAACCTATTGAAATTCATTAGTATATTTTCAGTTTTGATAACTGGCTTTGAGTTTTTCAGCTCATCTGGATAGTGAATTATTAGCCAATAATACTTACTCCCTGTGAGTCGGGTTAAATATCTCCGGTGTTATAACTCATGATTTGAAAAGAAAATAAAAAAGCCTCGGAATCCGAGGCTTGCATTGGAACAAGCAGCGCCATTATATTATTTAATTACTACCTACCATGTAATGATTGCTCTTTTCCAAACCATCTTCCCTTTTTGTTCTTCTTTTATATGCAGAATCCTTTTCATAATAAAATATAAAATAAGAGAAAACGCAATGATAGCAATATATGTCCCGATACCGAAAGATACCAGAAACACAACCAAGATCCCAAAGAGCGCTACCAGTAAAGATGTGCAGATAGATATCAAATTAATTGTCTTGCGTGCGTCTCTTGATACATAGCCTTTAATCTTAAATGCATGGCAGCTGTGGCAGTGGTCCTCATTAATTAAAACTGCACCACAAAATGGACATTTATCATCTTTTGTTGTCATTTATTTTAAATCTCAACATAATAGTAATCACTCATCCACAACCTTCCCTGGCAAGCGCAATCAACAACAGAATGTACTTTATTTTTTTGTTCTATTGTCTCAACTCCCTCAACAATCACGAAATTGCAGTATGATTTTATTTTATTTATTCTTTTAAAGAATTCGCTCTCACTCTGTATTTCCCAGAAATAATCTTTATCAATTTTTATACATTCAAAATTAAACATATCAATAATTGTTAAACTTGTTAAGCCCCTTCCAAAATCATCCAGCCATACTGGACACAATTTTGAAAGACACTTTAAGTCAGCCATACAGCATTTAGTATTGAATTCATGAAAATACTCGTTAATCTCAAAAGCAATGTTTTTTTGGTTTTTTAAGTAATCACCAATATATTTATCGTTCAAAATACAATCGCTAATAAGACTGTCAACATTCAACGAAACTGGCTTGAACTTCAATTTTGATGCATCAAGCTTTTCAATTGTCAATATCTGTCTCTTAAACACATCGATTTTTTCTTTATCGCTTAGCGAACTGAAGCAAAAAAGACCTTCATTAGCATGATAATCATTAGCGTTCTTTTTTTTAACACTTTTCGTGAGAATTTCCCAAGAATGAATAGAACCATCTTTTTTGTAAGATGGTTCTAAAACAAACCTGCAGGATTCTATTTCCACACTGTTCTTTAACATAAAAAAACACCGGAACTAAGAATATTCCTAATCGTGTCATAATTATAAATGAAAGAGAAATAGTTTAAAATGATCGATCATGATCGAACAATAGGCGAAACCTATCACACACCACAAATTGATCGGTAATTCAAATCAAATGAAGTGAAAGGTAAAAATAGAAACATGATTTCATTATAAATCACAATAAAATCAATGTGTTATTAAATACTAATAATTTAGTGCCAGATATCAAACGTTAGTTAAGAAGGTGTCTGAGGTTCCGAAGAAATTAATCTGCGATGATAATGCCGATAATAAACCATCTTAAACATTTATAGGTATAACATCATAAGAAAATAAATCATTTCATCTTCAATTATTCGGCATGCAATATCCATTCTTCCCATTACGTTTAACTTCATATAGCATTTGATCAGCCTCTTTGATCCACTCGATAATTGATTCTTTATTTTCTGCACAAGAAATACCGATACTGACAGTACAGTACATATCTTTATGAGAAGGCAATGAAAGATCTTTAATTTTTTCCTGAATTATATCAACCATGGCTATAACAAGCTTGCTATTACTGTTGTTAACAATAATAGCCAACTCATCGCCACCAAATCTTGCTGGCACATCCTTCTCGCCAGCGCACTCTCGTAATATTGTTGATATACGAGATAACACCGCATCACCTACTTCATGACCATATGTATCATTAATTTTTTTAAAATTATCAACATCAATGAGCATAAGATAAGAATGAATTCTCTTTTTACGCGTCGCACGAAAAGCACTTTCCATTTTTTGCTCAAAAAATCGGCGATTTGGCAGATCTAAGCCAGGATCCATCAGCGCCTGTTTTTCCAGTAACTCCCTTCTTTTCCTCAACTTTATAGATAAGTGCCTTGAAACAACACTCAACACTATGGGATAACAGGTTGCCAACGGTAAAGAAAGCAATACCGTTCGGGTGCTGAATTCTATAGTATATCTGAAATCATTTGCTAACCAAACTATCACGAAACTAATCATCATCCACGTTAATGCTGGTTTTAAAATTTTCCATCCACCAGCAGCATAGCGATCAGCTATTTGAACGGAGATTATGAATAATGATGGAATTGGGCTAGCTTGCATTACGGCTATCCAGATACCAGCCCAGAATGAATCGAGTACCATATTCTTTTTTTCAGTACTCAGCATATCCTTCGACATCATGCTTGCCAGATAAGCAACCGATGGCCAGATGAGTGCATTCAAAATTAACAGGGCTATCGTTATTTTTTGATGTGACTGTTCCTGGAGGACTGAATATATAGGAAGAAAGCAAAGAACGACACCTATCTGACGTAAGAAATATACTCTTTTAATAAACGATGAATTTCTGTCAGATATGTATTTTTCATCTGGGAATTTTGTTAACATAGAAAGCCTATTATAAATCACTAAGAGCCGCTATCACTTTAAACCACTAAATTACAAGATAAAACCGCCCTGCATTACAAAGTTATAACATGGATGTGAAAATTACAAGATTGCACTTCAATTATTGATAAACGTATCAATAATAACATTTTGCATCCATTTTCTTGAATCTATCTGTACGTTTTAAATCTAATGAAAGGCAATACTTTAGGGTTATATCCTTAAACATGAAAACCCAACAGGATTTATCACTATTGCATTATTAATTTTGGTAGATTATTAAACAACGACACAACATCTGACCAGTAAAAATTTACTTGAACTTACTTATCGTTTACTCCAAATTATTCTGTGATGTACACAGCAATTAATGTCGTTACAGTTGCCCCCGGCAAGTGCCTCCGGGGGATTTTTTATGCTCCTCAACTTTCTAGGGCGTCAACTCGCCTAAGCAAATCCTGTACCACGGTCACCAAATCGGCGATGATTGCCGTGTAATCCACATTCATCACTCTGAATTTTTCGCCATCAATCTCCTGCTCGATGCCGAGGAAAGTTTACAGATCATCAGCTTTTTCAGCCTGCTGAGCGATAAAACCACGCCTCCGGCGCGTTTCACCCTTCATGTTGAACTCGCATACCCCCAGCGCGTTAATGCGCCTGGAGGCACCTTCCCGAGATTCCGTAAAATCCTCTTTAAGCCGCACGTCTGAGCCGGTGGTCAGGACGTCCCCTTTGCCAGTGGAAATGGTGCCGCCAGCACGGAAGATCCATGCATCAGTTCGGCCATAACCATCGAGATAGACAACCGCCCTGTGCTCCGAACCCACAGACTCCTCAACATAATAGTTTGCTACCGCACCACGGGCATCGCCAAAGCCGCCACGCCCTTGAATCATCGACTGGAACGGTGCGCCGGTGATCAGTTGTCCATTCGCTGGATTGCTCGGGGCAACGCTTCTCGCCATGAGTGCTCCCCAGGCGTATAGATGCTTTTTACACATAAAGGCCCCTTCGAGAGTCAGCTCACCTGCTACGTTCTCGATAAGCCGTGTTGTGTAATCGGCGGTACTATCGTTGAAATGAAAGTCGATGTATGGCGTACTCATCGATAGCTCAATGGCCTGCGCAAAATATTTCCCCGCGCTGATGTTGCCCGGAACAGCCAGATTGCCGGCGCTATCGACCCCCATAATCTCAGTCTGGGTATCTTCAGGGCTGATGGTCGCCTTATTTCCTTTCACCACGCTGAAGCGCGTTCCGCTGCCCACCATCAGCTTCCCGTAGGTGCCTGATTTTTTGACCAGTCCAATATCGTTGTTCCTGCCAAGAATAAAACCGGCATTATCGCTGGTTATAACCTGCGAGCCGTCGAGGTCGTTTCCTCCAGTGAGTTTTGCCAGTGCGTTAAGATCCGATGCCTTCGCCATCCCGGCTATCGCCGGTACGGTCACCTGCTTTCCGGTGATCGGGTCAGTCAGGGTGATATTGCCGCTGCCGGTCAGGGCCATCGACCAGCCCTCCACTACACTACGCCAGAATGCAAACGCGCTGGCCAGCTGGTTAGCAAACGACGAGGTGCTGGCGGTTTCAGCGGTAATAATGCCGTAACTGGCACCGGAAAATGCGGTGGTGATATTCCTGGTCAGCGTCAGTTGCGTGTCGCTGTCCACAGATTTGATCGCATACAGGTCAGCACTACCGCTGCGGTAGACCACCAGAATCGACCCGGGCAGTATCCCCAGCGCCTCCTGTGACTATTTTGTTGTCGCACCTGTCACCCGTGCCTGCGACGCTGCACCCGTGACGGTGCCGACTTCATACATAGCCATAATAAAGTTCCTCCTGGATGGTTTTCCCTGGAAAAAGAAAAGGCCCCTAGCGGGGCCTTTGTTAGCTAAATGAACTGTTGTCCGTTCGGAAGGCGGTTGCGGTGATGTTCTCGACTGTGCAGGTGTAATCAATCGCGGCATTTCGACCTGTAGCCTTGATAAAGAAGCCGACATTGTTGTAGTCAGCATCCAGGCGCGCGGCAAACCGCAATTCAAAGGCCGTGGTGCCAGCTGTGATATTACCGGCATCGACGAAGATACGGCGGATTACCTCCTGCCCACCAATGTTGAACGTAATATCAGAGGTATACCCCAGGCCACTGCCCGTCCCATAGGTCTGGCACACCAGGGTGCAGGCCAGAACCACTGTCATGCTATACCCCCTGTTCTGATACGCACCGTTCCGCTGTACCGTCTGGTTGCGGCGGAAGGTCAGGCTGTCGTAACCTTTTGCCACCGCAATGTCACCGATGAACGCATCCGCCTGGACAGTGCCACGGAACACGCCGCTATTCGCTTCGACCCTGCCACGAACGATCACGTTATTGAACTGCGAAGAGCCATCCTTGGCGATACGCCAGCCTTGCGACCCGTCAACAAAGTTATTCGAGCGGATCTCGTTGCCGATCTTCGCGTTCGTAATGGAACCGTCCGCGATTTTGGCAGAGGTCAGGGAACTGTTTTTGATACGTGCCGTATCGATATACAGCTCATTGCCTTCGGCAACCATCACCGGAACAGCCGTCGCATTATTACGGTTAAACAGCGAGAAGCGGTCAGCGTAGAGGATCATGTCGCTCGTTTCACCATTGCTGCCCAGCGTAATCCCCGCGCCAACATTCTTCCCGTTAACCGTCTCAACCTTCATCGACCACAGCGAACTCACCGTACCATTCACATCCGCCACGGTTTTGGCGGTGTTCTGAACGGAAGCGCTGAGATCCCCGACACTGGATGTCAGGGTCGTCTGCTGCGTTGCCAGCGCCTCCAGTGCCGTTGCATGCGTCTGCTGGGTACTGGTGATACTGGCCACCGATTTAATCGTGTTGTCCAGCGTCGTCTGGTTTTTGATGTTGGCGGCCGCCTGCGCGTCAATCTGCGACTGAAGCGAGGTATTCAGGCTGGCCTGTGTGCTCTGGCTGTCGCTTAGCGCCTTCGCCATGTTATCGACGCGGGAGTTGGCGTTATCCACTTTCGAGGCCAGTGCTGTCTGCTGCTGCGCCTGGGCAGTGATTTTCCCTTCGGCATCCGTTACGCGCGCCGTCAGGCCGATCACGGCGCTCGCCGTCGCGTCAGAGGCATCCTGTGCCGCTTTCGCATCGGTAACATCCGTGATGACCAGATCGTCGATATACAGTGAATAGCCAGGGGTACCGTTGCCGGTGGCGCCACGAGTGGAGATCCAGACCACCGCGCGTGTTCTGCCTGCCCCGTTGTTACTGGCGATACCCGTGAATTTCACCCACTTATCGCGCGCGCCCAGAGAGGCTTCGCTGACAGTGACCGCCGCCTGCCACGCATTTTGCCCGGCAGCATTCTGCGACTGGATACCGACCAGCGTTGTCCACCCGGAGGAGGGCGCCTGATCCGCCGGCATCATGGCCCAGAACTCAAACCGGAACTTCGCGTCCTCACGGATTGACTGCCAGGTGCCAAGCTGTTTATCACTGTTGCCGCTGTTGTTCTCATCCCGTCTCAACTTCAGGCTCTTACCGCCGGTGTATTTCTGAGACGCCACCACAACGGCTGTGCCGTTCCCGCCCAGCACCTGGCCATCGCTGTAGCTTTCAAACGTACCGTCAACCCACGGATTAGCTCCCTGAGTGCGGATGGTATTGATGGTGCTGGTCAGCGACGTGATGCTCTGCGACTGGCTGGTGATGGTGTTTTCCACCTGGCTTACGCGACCGGTCAGTGAACTCACCGCGGACGTGTCAGCCTTTTTACCCAGCTCAGTATTCATCGTGGTCAGGCTGTTCTGCAGACTGGTGAGCTGCTGCGACTGCGAATCCAGTTTACCCTCGGCAGACGTCATCCGGGTGGTCAACCCGGTGACAGCGCTTTGCTCGGCCTTCTTACTGACCGCCGCATTCGTGACGGCCAGATCGCCGCTGAGTTTCGTCAGCTGCTGCGCCTGGGTGGTGATAGCCCCTTCAGCAGCGGTGACGCGGGTATTCATCTGAGAAATGGCCCCGGCATTAGCTGCGATATCCTTTTCATCCGTAACATCGAGGACATGGAAATCATCGAAATACATTGCCCCCGCGCTGAGGAAGGTCGTCAGCTGGAAACTGGCCGTCGTGGTCTTCGTGGCTTTCCAGTCAAACGTTACCAGTTGCCAGCCAGAACTAAACGGTCCGTAGTTTGAGCCGACCAGCAGGCCAGTGCTGTCGGCCACACGAAACTTCGTGTTACCCGCATCTTTAATCGTGGTTCCCGGGTCCTGCTTCGCCCATACCCCCATGCGGTAGGTACGACCCTGCGTGATACTGATTTCCTGCCCGACCAGGTTCGACTGGCCGGCGGACATTTTCAGCGCCTTGTTACCCGAATGCGGAACCTGTAAATCGGCCACCGTCGCGGTACTGCTCCAGCCGGTAAAGCCCGCCGCGCCGCGCTCAAAACTGCCGTTGACAATGAGGTTGCCCGGCATTTTCCCGCTGGCGTCAATATCCGCCAGCGACTAGGTGATATATCCCGTATGAAATTCTCGGACATCTGGGACGATCATCTACACGTTGAGCAAGAGAAAACCGGAAGCAAAATCGCTATACCATTAGCTCTGCGTTGCAACGCAATCAACTGGAGCCTCCGAGATGTAATCAGTCGTTGCCGGGATTATGCAGTAAGCCCTTATTTGGTTCATTTCTTTAGAACCACCTCACAGGCTGAGCGAGGAGCACAGGTGAAACCCAGAACACTGACCATGAATTTCAGCAAGGCAAGAGACAGTGCAGATATTGACTGGGGACAAGGTACACCGGCAACTTTCCATGAACAAAGATCGCTTTCCGAGCGGTTATATAAAGCCCAGGGTATAAACACGAAAGATTTACTTGGACATAAAACTCAACAACAAACGGATAGGTACCATGATGATCGAGGGAAGGGGTGGACAACGGTGGCCCTATGAGGTTTTTCGGGAGGGGTTTTGATAACTTGTTTTGATAACCGTTCGAAAACTAATAATAAAAACGGGAACCACCAGGTTCCCGTTCTGACATAATCTGGGGGCCAGATTACATGTTCGCGATAATCGCGTCGCCAAACTCGCTACATTTCAGCAGTTTAGCGCCTTCCATCAGACGTTCGAAGTCATAGGTCACGGTCTTGGCGGCGATAGCGCCTTCCATGCCTTTGACGATCAGGTCTGCGGCTTCGAACCACTGCATGTGGCGCAGCATCATCTCTGCGGACAGGATGATGGAGCCCGGGTTCACTTTGTCCTGGCCGGCATACTTCGGCGCAGTACCGTGAGTCGCTTCGAACAGCGCGCACTCGTCGCCGATGTTAGCGCCCGGGGCGATACCGATACCGCCAACCTGTGCCGCCAGGGCGTCAGAGATGTAGTCGCCGTTCAGGTTCATACAGGCGATAACGTCGTATTCCGCCGGACGCAGCAGGATCTGCTGCAGGAACGCATCGGCGATCACGTCTTTCACCACGATCTCTTTGCCGGTGTTCGGGTTCTTGATTTTCACCCACGGGCCGCCGTCGATCAGCTCGCCGCCGAACTCTTCGCGAGCCAGCTGGTAGCCCCAGTCTTTGAACGCGCCTTCGGTGAACTTCATGATGTTGCCTTTGTGCACCAGAGTGACGGAATCACGATCGTTAGTGATCGCGTATTCAATCGCGGCGCGAACCAGGCGTTTGGTGCCTTCTTCAGAGCACGGCTTGATGCCGATACCGCAATGTTCCGGGAAGCGAATTTTCTTCACGCCCATCTCATCGCGCAGGAATTTGATCACTTTGTCTGCTTCCGCAGAGTCGGCTTTCCACTCGATACCCGCATAGATATCTTCTGAGTTTTCACGGAAGATAACCATATCGGTCAGTTCCGGGTGTTTAACCGGGCTCGGGGTGCCCTGGTAGTAACGTACCGGACGCAGGCAGACGTAGAGGTCCAGCTCCTGGCGCAGCGCCACGTTCAGAGAACGAATGCCGCCGCCGACTGGGGTGGTCAGAGGACCTTTGATAGCAACGCGGTAGTCACGAATCAGATCGAGGGTTTCAGCTGGCAGCCAGACGTCCTGGCCATAGACGTGGGTTGATTTCTCACCGGTGTAAACTTCCATCCAGGAAATTTTACGCTCGCCCTTATAGGCTTTCTCAACGGCGGCATCAACCACTTTCAGCATCGCTGGGGTAACGTCAACGCCGATACCGTCACCTTCAATGAACGGGATAATCGGATTGTGAGGGACGTTCAGTTTGCCGTTTTGCAGGGTGATTTTTTGACCTTCCGCCGGAACTACTACTTTGCTTTCCATTAACCTCTCCTTCGAGCGCTTCTGGTTCTGCTCTTCCCTCTTCACGCGAGCCTGGTGTTGGCTGAGTCGGCCAGCTTCGGCGTACCGGGTCTTCCCGCTCACCGGAGCTATCGCGTCCGTGTCGCCTTCCTGCCTGTAGTGCGAATCGGTTTGAGCAATTTTTTGTTAATAATTTGTAATGAGCATGTCAATACTACCTGAATGTTTGCGTCCATGAAAGGCATTCGTAATTAGGCTATAATGCGGCAATTGATAAAGCCTGAAAATACCATGCAGAAAACTTCATTTAGAAAACATCGCGTTGAGCGATTCAGCACACAACAAGTCACCAGACAACGTAAAGAACGCCAGCCAAAAACTGTGATCTTGTTCAATAAACCCTATGATGTGTTGCCGCAATTTACCGATGAAGCCGGGCGCAGCACGCTGAAAGATTTTATTCCGGTGGCGGGCGTTTACGCCGCAGGTCGGCTAGATCGCGACAGCGAAGGCCTGCTGGTGCTGACCAACGACGGCGCGCTGCAGGCGAAGCTGACCCAGCCGGGTAAGCGCACCGGCAAGATCTACTATGTTCAGGTGGAAGGCGAACCCACGCCCGAGGCGCTGACCGCCTTGCGCGACGGCGTCACCCTTAACGACGGCCCCACCCTGCCTGCCGGCGTAGAACTTGTCGAGGAGCCCGTCTGGCTGTGGCCGCGCAACCCGCCGATTCGTGAGCGCAAATCGATTCCCACCCGCTGGTTGAAAATCACGCTCTACGAGGGACGCAACCGCCAGGTGCGCCGGATGACCGCCCACGTCGGCTTCCCCACCCTGCGGCTGATCCGCTACGCCATGGGCGGCTATACGCTTGACGGACTGGCCAACGGCGACTGGCGTAAAGCCGAATAACTGAAAAGGAAAAGCGATGTTTAAACCTCATGTCACCGTTGCCTGCGTGGTTCACGCCCAGGATA